ATTATCCGATAACCCATCAAACCAAAGAAGTAAGTCTCGCCCTCTATCAACAATATCCTTCAAGAAAAGTTGGAATCCTCCAGAGGGGCCCAGAAGGACCGCATCAAGAGTTGACTTAAATCGACGGATGGAACCATCAAGGTTATCTAACCGATCGGCTGCAACATCAGCTGCGGTAGTTTCATTAATCTCATCATTGAAAGTTTGGAAGGCGTCAACACCTTGCTCCATAAGGAACAGAAGTGTGGGCAACTGCCTAACCCCGAACATATCTCTGAGGGCATCACTCTTTTGCCGCTCTGTTAAGCCAGCAAGATGATCACCAAGAAGTCCAAAGACCTGATCAAGAGATTTAAGTTGACCCTCGGCATCATAGAAGATGTTAGTTCCATCTTCAGTAATAATGCCAAACTCTTTCATGGTCTCAATGGCCTTAGGTGTGGCACCCGACAGGTTCAACATGACCTGCCTCAGCGAAGTACCAGCCTGAGAACCCTTAATACCAGACTGACCAAGCAAGGAGATTGTAGTTGCAAGGTCTTCGAGGTCAATACCCAAAGCAGCTGCAACAGGACCAGCATACTTAAGAGTAGTGGCAAAGTCCTGAACATCAATCATAGATGCGTTAGCTGCACCAGCGATCAAGTCAGTAGCTCGAGGTACTTCCTCTGCGGCTAATCCGAAAATCGCTGCAGTCTGAACAACAATATCCCCAGCTTGTTCAGTAGTAATATCTGCAGCTGCACCAAGGCTAACAACGGACTGTCCGATCCCGTTGATGATATCATCTACTCCCACACCAGCCTTAGCAAGCTCAATGAAGGATTCTGATAACTCAATGGGACCGAACGGACCGTTCTTACCCAACTCAATAGCTACATCGGTCAACCGAGCAATATCTTGCTCAGTAGCACCCGACACTGATTGAACGAAATCCATGTTTCGTTCGAACTCTCGACCAATATTAACAACATACCCGAAAGCTTGTAAAGCTTGAGTACCAAAGTTAATGAGTGACTGACCAGTTTGTCTGAGTACAATATCCGCGTTCTTTAACTCACGGGATGTTTCTCGGATAGAGGAACCATCAATATCGACGCGACCTCTAGCTGTACCCAGATTGTAGTCAGGCATAACTCACCTCCCTTGTTTGAAAGACTTAAACCTTTGTTGAACCGGAATATCCAAAAGTTGGTAGAGCCGTGCCTCTCGCTTCCGTTCAACCTTTTTAGGATCTTTGTCATCAATCTTATCAAGTTCGGCAGTTATACTAGAACCAAAAGTAGCTACTGCTTGATCAACACAGTAAGCTGTATAAACATCCTCAATTGCCAGGAGGTGGGAAGGACGGCATGACCAGGTCTTGGCCTCCTGATACATCGCCCACATGCTCAGAGAGTTCCCCACGAAACTTCTCCCAATTAGACGTACCACCAACCGCCCAGTTAAAGATAAACATCTTATCCTCGAAGTCGACTTCGTCTACCCAAAGGAAATCATTAGTCGTCTCTCGGTGGGGCATGGGAAGATCTTTCCCCTCCTCATCTCGAGGAACAGGCAAAACCTTAGGGTCCATCAATACTTCAACGCACACATTGTCACAAAGCTCAATGATAGATTGAAGATTCTTAGGATTCTTAAGTAAGTCCTCAGCACTCAACTCCTCAGTCTTCTGACCGGAAGGAGGCTTTCCCTTGCTCGTAGCCTTCTCTACAAGTTCCATCAACGCATTGGGAATTTGCCCATCACGGAGGAAAACCTGGAGACCCATAGCCTTACGAACTAAGCAAGTATTGCCGCTCGGCAACTTTAGCTCAGTACCTTGATTGTTTGCCTGTCGCCAAGCATTAGCATTTGTTACATTAGTCATCTTACTGACCTCCTGGGGTTCCGAAGACTTTGATTAAACTGCGCCCTCACGAACCACGACAACTGTTGCAGACCCACCAGTAAGGGAGGTATCAGTAACAGTCATAGCAGTAACGTTAGTAGCAGCAAGCGTACCCTTGAATTCCACTGTCCAAGCCCCGGTAGAACCGTTGACTTCGACATCCCCTGGAGCAATGTTAGACAGTGCTTCCAAGGCTGCCTGAACCACTCCGGCCGTTGCGTTATAAGCAATTGCCGTAGTAGTCTGAGCCGAGTAGGTGAGAGTAAATGTACCACCAGTCGCATTGTGATAAACGGCTTGGATCTCGTTAGTTCCACCCGTCATGCTAGCAGCAGTCTCATTCCAAGTAATCTCATACAGGTCGTCGTTCTCATCACCAATGCCCTCACCAGAGCAACTAGTAACGAAGAAAGTACCATCAGCCCACTCACCCTCAACGGAGTCAGTGACCTTGCACTTGAACAACTTAACATGGACATCACCATCATTATCATTGACGGATTGTCCCTCAACCAAGAAATACGGTCGAGCGTCTGTGATCTTCTTCAGCAGTTTCTTAGTCTGATTAGGAGTCACACCTGTATTAGTCAGAGTTCCACCGGTAAGCACCTCCCACGCTTCGAGAGAGATACCACCTGCTTCCAGCTCCCACTCTACCTTTGGCCCTCGGCCCCGAATGGCCACGTCCCGGTCGTCGCCCCGCAGCGTCTCAAATTCTTCAGCCTCACTGAAGCTAAAAGTCTGAGATACGGGGAGGTCAACGGCGGTACCCAAGTTGCCAGATGAATCCATAGGACGCAGCTTGACATCTCGGAGACCATAGGGCAATGCTGGGCTATTCAGCATACCTTCTTTTCCTCCTTGTCCAGTTTATGTGTGGGGGGCTTTTTGAAACGTCTCGTATCAACCAGCTCCCCGGTAATGGGGTCGAAACGATGAAGTACTACATTGCCAGCTTCCTTACCACACATGCGAGACTGACAGGCGACCTCGACGAGACCGTTGTCAAGAATCACTCCATGTAGTTTGTTGCCGCAATGAAGATTCATGTCCCTACGCTTCCCTATCGAATCAAGTTCTGCTTGAAGCAGAATTCATCGAGTCAGAATATCTCGTTGATTTAGGATTTACTGGACTCATCCTCAGGCTCATCATCGCTTGATTCGTCACCTGTTTCTTGAAGTCGAGTTAAACGTGGTTCAACTGATCCGACAGCGTCCACGATTGCCTCGGCCTCTTTATCATCAACTAAGACAAACTCATCGGGAAGCTTGTCAACAAGGCTATCACTAACCTCGTTATTCAATTCCAGAATGAAGCCATTCTCCCTGGAAAAGACTAAGTCTTCCTTGGCACTCTTGGCACCAAGACTAACTAGATCATCAACGGATAACTCCCGCCTATAAGTAGGCTGAGGAGCCACCCAACGAACCTTTTTCACAATACCACCTCCGAGGGGATATATCGAATGGAATACCGCCCGTACTTCATAATTGTTCCCATATCTTCATCCCTAAAGTCTTCACTATCCTCAAGCCAAGAGACGCAGCCAACCCCGGCATTGACATCTTTAGCATTAATATAGAGTAACTTTAGTTGACGAAGAATATTATCAATCTTAAGATAGTCACCAGGAACATCATGAACAAAGACTAAAAAATTCTCTGACCTCAGGATATCTTGGTCATCACCTCGGTGATCAGGACGGTGAGCAATAACACGATAGATGATGAAAGGTTTTTGAGTCGGAGTCCTATCAATTGATGTTGTTTGATGAACTCCCCCTGGCAATAAAGCACTCAGAGTAGGATCATTCACCATTCTCTGGTAGAACCAAGTTCTATTCATAGAAAGTTATCCTATCCATCTTTTGTCTTAGTCTCTCCAACAACTTAGGGCCCATGTTCTCAATGGTGGGAATAAGGATAGCATATTTACCACCCCATCTAATCTCCAACCAAATACCATAGTCTACAGTATGGAATAGGTTAACTGCTAAAGAATCGCCTTCTTGTTCAACAGAAGTATCTAATCCAGCTCGAGCCTCCCCGGTTCTATCTTCCCAAGGGGCATTCATTCGAGCATATTCTCTAAGTTCTTCAGCAAACTCATCGCCCTCTTCACGCAAAGCATCAAACATCTTTACCTCGAAGTTAGCAATTCCCTCCGATAAAGTATTCTCTGCACTAAAAAAGTCATTACTGAAACTACCCCGACGACGAAATCTACCATTGGCATTCCTAAGGACCATATCAACCCCTGTAAAGAATGCCCGCCTGCTGTCTATCCCACTGTCTTGGTGAAACGAATTCTACTGAATATCGTCCATCCTCAAGCCTACCGCCAACATTGTCAAAATAGTCTTTTGCTTGGATATCCACCCCAGGCAAAAAGATGAGAATATAGTCTGCGTATTCTACTTTCTCCTCACCATACGACTGGGGATTAAACTTTATTTCCTTGGTCAATCGTCGTTTAAATGGGTAAAAGTAGAATCGTTGTGTGGGTAACAAGACAGTTCCCACCTGAGTTTCGCCTCCGGCAACAGTAGCCGCATATACGGGACGAATAAGAGCAATATCAACTGGGTCTTCATCAACAAAAGAACCTAACAGTCGCTCCCTAACCTGTTGTTCACTATACGCCCCCATCAGTAAGTATTAACTCTCGTGATACGACCAATACGAGCTCGACCTCGAGAGGGAGTCTCAGCATAACCAATGTAACGATCAACCATGCGCTGAGCATTTCGGTGAAGCTCAGTCAACTCTCTCATAGCGTTACCTTCGTTAACCGTCACAAGGTTTGCATAGTTAGCCATCTTTTCAAGCCAACCATAATAAGCTGCAGCTTGTAGATAATGGACATCATTAACCTCTCGACCTTGTTCGAGAAGATCATTAATCTCATCATCACTAAATATACTATCAGTGTCGGAACCGCCCGCCGGGATAGCTTCCCCGAGCAGCCCACGAAGTCTATCCTGCGGCGAGCGGTTCACTGTAATCAGTCCTCCAGAGTAGAGTAGTCAGAATCTTCGAGCTGATCCGTGTCAGACCGACGAAGACGATCAATGAGATTAGCCTTGGTGCCATCGACAGAAAGCTTCCGTCGAGCCAGCTCAGCCCTGCGCTGATCGTTATTCCAACCCTCTTCGTAATCCTCTTCCCCCTCTTCAGAGTCCTGAACACCGCCAGGCTCTTCAATAGTAGGA